AGCCCGCAATGGGCTTCATGAATCTTGCCAGCTGCGCGGTGGTAGCGAGAGTTACGGAACCACCAGCTGCATCGGTTACTTGGATGGTGGTAGGATGTGCGCCAGCCTCCTCACATCTTTCTCCCCAGAACGCAGGGTCGTCAACAGTAGTTGCAACGCCACCCGCTCCCTCTAGAACATGATATACATAATCAGAGGTAGAGTCGTCTGCTGAACCCGCCAAAGCGTCTTCCACCCAAAGTGGTGCGCTTCCGTCAGCGAGTTTTGCGTATTGACAGATAAACGATTCTTGTTGCCCACCATCATTATAAATGTGGTATGACATACCACCCTCATTTCTAGACTCAATAGTCACACTGTTTCCGTTAGTAACGACACCAGCAGTGGTAGTGGTTGTAGTTAAGTTGTATCCCTCCCCAGGGTATAGGGAGTACACTTTATCAATTAGGTCGGCTACGGCGAAAGTGGTTCCTGAGGCGGTACCAGTGTCCTGTAGAGGACCATATAATCTAGTACCGATGCTGTACTTGGTCAGTCTATTAAATGGAGCTGCCCCCCACTCAGCGTCATCGTCGATTATGTCCTCTGGGAGGTTTGCTGTATCGGGCGTTGCGCCTGCTGCCTTGTCTGTAGTAGACATTCCAACAGCGGCATTATTGGCGTCATAGGTAAGGAAATCATCAGAAACTTCCATTAAAACAGATATCCTAGTGGACTCTCCTGAATCTTTACCTACAAAGTATCCAGGGGTTCCAGAGACACCTGTGGCAACACCTACCGTTGCGGCGTAGTCAGCATCCTCTTCGTAATAAGAGAAAGGACCGTCGTCTTGGGTAGTAGCTCCCGCAACAGCTGCTCTAAGAGTAGTGTGCCAAGAGTGGGTAGCACCAGAAGCCTCATTGTTTCTATAAGCAACAAACTTCTTAGTGGTTCCAAGCTGAGAATCATCGTTACCAGTAACGGAAACAGTAAATCTAAAAGCTCTGGAATGGAACAGTTTAGTACTCTCTGAGCCTTCCCCATTAGGGTCCATAAGTCTGACGTATGGCTGAGTACCGACAGGAATGTCTACAGAAGCATTAGCAGCTGTTGAATCTGCAACTCTAACAAAATACATTTGGTTGGTATTGCCTAAAATCTCAACAGCACCTAAAAGAGCTTGCTCACCTAAACCGTCAACATCATCAGGAGAACCAAACTTGGTTACAAGCTGAGATGCGTTGGTTACTAGGGTTGGAGTGTCTACGGGACCTTTAGAGGCATAGCCAATAACGGCTGCTACAGTACTATTGAGTGTTGGAGCGAACTCAGAGAAGTCGCGCTCGACGGTATAGACACCTGGGGATACGAAGTTAGGCATAATTTATTTTCTGTTATATTCTTTAATTGAGAAGAGGTTTCTCCGTGAAAGTTCTTTAATTGTGGTACTTATAGCACTTCCAGGCACAACGATAGAATCACCTGGATTTAGCCACTTATGTGTGTAGCCCCTGCCAGACTTTAGTATTGCCTCTAAGCCTTGCCTAGACGCGTTTCGAACTGAGTACATTTTGTTTTCCATCTATTCTTATTTAGATGAGAAACACCCAGGAAACCTTCAAATTATTAAATTTTTACTTATCGGTAGGTTCAGTCTCGTCTGCGCCTAGCTTCACGGGAGCAGTTTCGTATATTTCACGCCCAAATCCACCGCCACCATCATGTATCTTCAGTTCAACGGGGCTGTCTACTATTTCAACATCAGCACCAAAAATCTCAATATCTCCATTACTTGTTATTACATATTCTCTGGCTGGTACATAACACTCTAGTTGGAAGGTTGCGGTTTTCCTTAGTATTCTATCCTGCTTATCTCCAACCGACATTGAAGAATTCTCTGATAGTGACTGCATAAACGCTGGGGTGCTTTCGTCCGTGTTAACGCTGACTTTTAAATACGGGTGAAATCTAGTTTGCACCTCTTCCACTATTTGATTTATGTCTTCTACGTATTTTGCCCATATGTTTAAACTGTAAGTGAGATTCACTGCTTTAGGTGCTAATGAGGCAATTCTTCTCGCGCGGCGTTTCTTTTTATCATAATCCGTCCTTACAGATAGATTAAAATTTGGTTTTCTTCTATCTATATCTTCTTCAATATCCATAATTGATAGGGACATAGTAGGTAGAACTAAGTTCCTTGCTTCTTTTATCTTAGCTATTGCCCTTTCGGGGTTTCCAAAAAATATAGCTACCTTTTTCTTTTTACCCGCATCATTAAAAATGAATACGTTTTTAAACTCGTTAAGGAGTTCCTTTGTGTAATCCCTGTAAAAATCTAAAGGGGAGGTCCTGACCTCCTCGTACTTTAGAATTCTTTCCCTTATATCTGATAAGTAGTAAGGGTCCATTATATTTCCCCCTCAGCTGGGTCCAGAGGAGAATCTTGAATCTCTGTATGGTCCCGCAGTACTTTCGCGGCGGCAGTGAGGTGGTATACCCCGTATACTTCAAAACTATCTTCCTGAACCTCAAAAATCTCAAATTTTAAATTCTGAAACTTAGGTTGTAAAATATCGCCAGGTATTAAAGGTCTTTTTAATATTCTCTCTATGTAATGTTTATTGAATGTAAACACCTGGTCGTTGGTTATCTCTATTCCAAATTCCGCCAGGTTTTCCTCTAGAGCACGAGGGTCATAATGACCTATAACTGTAATACCCCTCTTCGATATGGCTTTTAATCTATTCTCATCATACACATCATCGTAATTTGAATCCCTCATATATTTGTATACGAGAATCTCAGAGCCAGACAATCTAATCAGCTCATCATCTATCATGTTAAATAAAGATATGTCTGGATTTTCTGAATCAAACATATTGAACCTATCATCAACATTAGAAGTAGTATCTCCAATAATGTTATGATTAGTTCGAAATAGTTTTTTCTTTGCCATTAGAACATCGTAAAGGCTGGTGGCGTCTCTATCTCGCCTAGAAGTTCTTCTATAAGCAGGGCTTGTTCTTGGGCACCTTCCTGGGATAAACGTTCTCCATTCAACCTAGCCCCTCCTGCGGGTGACGGTAAGGTGTCGTACTTACCCCGTATCTGACCTAAAATTAACTTACAGGTAGCGGAGGCATATCTCTGTATCCAACTTATAAATTGAGGGTGGAGAGTATCGGAATCTAATGCCTTGTATTCTATTATAACCTGCTCTGCATCATGGGTTTTTGGTTCTGGGTGAATAATCAAATACTTCCCATTCACCAAATCAAACGACCCCTCCCTACCTAGAATTTTCCTTATCTGCTCCAAATGCATCTGCATCAATAAGAAATCACTAATGTAGAAGTCGGAAAATAAGAAGTTATCTTGAAAATATTTAAGAAAGAAATCGAACTCTAACGTCCCATTTTCCTGTACCACCGAAAGGAGAGTTTTTTTGTATGCAGCATATCTAAATCCAGTGCACACGTGCCTAGGCAATTCATACATGTTAATTGACGCCGAAGTTTCAAACGTCATGTACTGCGTACACCAGTCTGGTGCGTGGTAATCTAACCTAGCAATAGATTCGTCTATTGCTGTCAACATTTGAAAATCCGTCAGCTCCACCCGTACAACTGGGAATCCCAATCGGGCTAGAACAAAATCTTTTACAACTGTATAAAACTTATTAAACTCTACTGTATCAACAAATCGCCTTTTGTTTAGTGTTTCGTAATCAATATCCCCAAAAGTACGAACTGTATTTACTTTGGCTGTTTTACCTACAAGTTCACCAAAAGTATCCCCGAACTTGGTGGTGGGGACCTTTGCTCTATAAAATTTTTCGGATGTCATTATTCTATTCCACTAACTGACACGGGTTCCATATCCTTTGGTGGTAATGGTTTGTGTTTTGTAGTTTTTTTTCTTCTAGTTTTTTTAGGGGGTTTAGTCTTCTGTGCCTTACCCTCTAATTTATCTAGTGCAACTAGACCTGGAATGTTGATAGGTGGGACATCTATTTCCCCTCCTGGGGATACTAATTTCAGGGACCCTGAATACACTAAAAACATGTCAAACCTTGTTGTGTTCTTATATCTCATATATTACCTTATATACTACAAAACTAAGAAGCCTGCTCCAAAATTGGAACAGGCTTCTTTATTTAAAAGTTAACTAGTTATTAAGCTGTAACTTTTGAGAATGGTACAAGAGAGTTACCAACAAGACGGATAATCCGATAGAATCTAGCCTCAGGGGTAACAGCTGCTTTGCCGTAGCGAGTCAGCAAGCCCTTACGAGGTTGGAAGGTTTCGGGGTCCGTGATGGTAGGCAACATCTGTAGAGGAATATAAGGGGCGTAAATATAGCCAGAGTCCATCGGAGATGCACCCTTATAACCCATCATAATTTCATCTTCAGGGTAGAGAGGGTCAACATAAACGTCATACTGACCAGCCCACTTACCTTTGTATTGAATGTTAGCACCTAATTGCCCAGCAGGCTCATTCAAACCACCCTCTAACTTAGCAGCAGATGCAAGCATAGCTGCGACGAAAGGAGAAGTAAGAATCCAGTTACCAGCGCCACGATACGTGGTCTTGTAAATGTCCTGTGATGCAAAGTTACAGACAGCAACTAAGTTTGAATACAGTTGACCGAGATGGCGTGGAGAGGTTAAATCACCAAACGAATCAAGGTTAACAAAGTAAACATTCAAAGCAGTGCCTGCGGGATTACCAGGAATTCCTGCGTCTTGGTCATAAGTCCAAGAACCAGGGTCAAATGCGTTGTTGCTTTGGGCTTCGCGGTCACCAGTGAAGTTGTTGGCATTAGGCAAGTCAAGCATGTCGCGAGAGAAGCCATCGTTGCTAGTATTGTCATATGCAATCATTCTAATGTCTTCAATTAATTCACGGTCAATTTCCAAGGTTACTTCCTTAGACAACAAATCAGTCAACTCACGCTCGAGGTCTAAGTTGTGGTACGCACGAAGGTCTTGAGCTGCCTCAAGGGTCCATAACGCACGGAACTTTCGAGTGTGAGAAACAACTGCCTGTTGTTCGATGTGGAAGTTAATCTCAGGGATGTCAGGCTGTCCTGCAGCACCGAGTCTTTCACCAGCTGACACAGTCCATTGGTGGGTAGTGCCTGCATTTGGGAAAGCAGCAATATCGCCACCAGTGGTGCCAGTTGCTGTTTGGGTATCTGCATCAATCTCAGCTTTAGAAATTCCATCAGAATTAAATTCGCCTTCAAGACTTCCATCAGCGTCTTGACCGCCGATTCCAGGTCCAGAACCCTTATAGGTGAGGTTGTACTTGCTGTAGATGGTTTCTACAGTGCCGCCATGTGCCCTATTGTGACCCAAGTAGAATACTTGAGAAACGGGACCTTGCATGGGCTGAACGCCGCAAATCTTGTTTGCTAACAATTCGGGGTATACCCGACGAACTAGTGGGAAAGCAAATTTTTGAAAGGTGCCAAGAGTGCCTACGGTGGTGTCCTCAGTAAGGAGTGAATCCTTAGAAGCATCAGTTAGTATGGAACGAGCCTGGTTCTCGAGAAGGACCGAAGTGCTTTCACGCACATACTGGTCTTCAATACCTTCAAGAATAGGTTCCCACTTATTTACTAGAGCTTTATTAGTATTTTCCATGGTTTATTCGTGTAAAGAAAGTCTGATTACATCCTCGGTGAGGAATGCATTATCCGCATCACTGCGGCACTCATTAATCTCGTGGGTGCTTTCGTTAGATATAACGAAGGCAGCCTCCGAAGACTTAAACGGTAGTTTGCTTTTTTCTCCAAGTTCTTTAACTGCCTCGGAGGAATCGGCTAGTTTCTCTGAAAGAATCGTATTTTCGTTAATAGATGTTGATAGTTTATCATTCAAACCATCAATAGTCATCTGTAACTCATCGTTCTTTTCCTCTAAGCTAGCTGCGAGACTATTGTCCGTGGACAATTCAAGTTCGGCAGTCATAACACTCTTAATGGCATTATACGCCGAAATAGCTCTCGCGGTTTCATTCGTTGCTTCCAGCTCGTGAAGAGCTGACTCTTTAAGTTGGCTAATCTTAGTGCGTAAGAAAGCGCTAACCCGAGCTTCAAGTACTTTTACTTGCTCGGAAACTCTTTCTTCTACAACTTCATTAACCAAAGAAGCAACCTCCTTCAGACCAGATTTTGATAGGTCTTTAGGAAGAATTTTAACAATATCGTCTAGTTTGCTTGTCATTTGTTTCTTCTTACTGTATTATCTACTTTCCTCATAAGGGAATGCATGTTTTTTTTAAAATTTGTTTAATGCTCGTTTCAAAGCCGCAATATAAATCCGTTCGGATTGGTGATGTGGAAGCTCATCTACTATTGGCTGGCGAGCTTCTGATACTAAAGATTCAGATAATTCTGGGTAAGCACCTTGGCAGGATGGGTCAGAAACCATATCCCAAGTTATCATTCTGAGATTTTCTCCTACTGTGTAAGTTCCTTCGTCTACTGTCGGTAGGAGGTTTCCTGTAGCACGAGATGATATTCCTATCTTTACTCCTGCTGAGATAAGTTCCTGCAATACACGACCTGATGGGGTGTTCAGAATTTCCGCTTCCCCAATAACCCTACTACCATCCATGTTAAGTCCTGTAATTAAATGGGACGCATTAGATAGGTGAACTATTTCATCACTTGGGTGGTCTAACTCCCCTATTAATCTTCTCTCACAAATAGCTTCTTGTAATTTTCCTACTTCCCTGTGTAATAAGTCTTTAGGGTACATCCTCTTGTTGCCATTCACTTTATCTGCCTCTTGGAACAATCCTTTCACGCGCATAGGGCTACTGCCCTTAGCTTCGCTTAAAATTTGAAGTTGCCCAAAAGAAAAAATATCGCGCAGAATCATACTCTTGGCTTTTTATACTCGGATATAACTTTGTCACAGTAATTATCAAAAACGGTTCTGTGGTCTTTGAGACTACTCATGGATGTAGGTGCTGTTTTAACAGCCTTTGGTAAAACCCACTTGTTTCCTTGTGGGTAAAGTGCGGGTTGTATAGTGGGCGCTACTTCCGTAGTATTCGATTTATCCTTCGATATATCTCTTTGGTCACGAGATACCCGCCTAGGAGTAACCTTTTTAGGGTTTCCTCCATTTTTACTTGAGTTAGCATTACTCCCTCCCGTATTAACTCCAACAGAGCCAACACTGGTCATCTCCTCCAAAGAAGAGTCAATAAGGTTATCTCGTTGGTCATCAGTAATTTCATTAAGCTCCCTTGTGTCTACATGGTCTTTTTTTACCTCTGAGAGCATGCCAGTATCTGCCATAATCTCTTCCGCCATTTGCATGATAGACTTAGACATTTCTTAGTTCTCTACAGTAATCAGTTGTACGTATACTTCTGAAGCTTCTTCGTCAACAAAGATATCGCCTAAGCTATACTCTTCATCCTCCGAAAGTGCGACTGCTTCAACAAAAAGGTCTTCTTCGCTTTCTTTAAGGGTTTTGGCATCATCACCATCAACCCAAAAAGCGCTCAAATAAGAACCCTCGTCCGTAGAAACTACTTCATTGCCTAGAGCAAAGACTTCATCATCCCACTCATAGAATAGAACGTCTTCGGACTGCTCCTCGGAATCTTCGGTTACTACAGTGTCTTCCTGCGTAGCCTCTTCTTGGGTGGCTTCTTCTGGTGTAGCAACAGTGTAACCTAATGTCTCCATCAAAGTATTAACTTTGTCTGTAGAAAGACCTTCGACGGGACCATTTTCATCTCTTGATAAATATTTCATGTTATTAATGAGGGCTTATACTTCCTCTAGGATTATCTAGTCTTGTAGTGGCTTTAATGCTATTTCTAAAAATTTTTATTTTTGGTTCAGTATGTCTTCCAACTCTTTTTTGGAGACTGTATTATGCAGTTCCGTAAATCTTTTCATCCACCCACGTCCTCTCTTCGTTAGGAAAGGAACAAACACAAAAATTATCAAGAACCACCAACCAACAGAGTTTATTAGGTTGTCAACTTGATGTACGGTGGCGGCAGGACCCTCAACGGGTACAGGCTCAACGTAAGATTCTTCGTCAATGAGTTCAACGGCTACCACTCCTGCCGCGCCTCCTATAGCCGCCCCTCCAGGTCCAGCGATGCTCCCTAAGGCGCCTCCTGCGGCAGCTGCCCCCGCTGTCATTAATGTTGAACAAGAAGACAGTAGGAGCAGAAGCAGTAATATTAGTCTCAACCGTTCGCTACGTCAGCTAAGGGGACTAGGTCAGCTACACCTCCGCAATTAGCGGCTCCGAGTACAATCCCTACTAAGAGGGCAAAAAGCCATTTCCAGTTAGCGAAAATAGCAGCATTAAGTTGTGTTAGTATATTTTTCCACATAGGTTCGTTATTATTTAGTAATTGACAAAAGGCTTTTGGATTTGCCTTTGTGATTTTGTTCATATCTTTTTGTTGAAAGCACATATTATATATTAGGTACCAGAATTACTTGCATGGTCCGCATGGTCAAAATGGTCATTTATCCAGGTGGACTCCAAATCAGCTTTCCCCACAATGACAATCTGAGCTCTCATACCTCTGTACTTCTGATTAGTATCAGCTCGGGCGGGTGGGTTCCACACTATTTCAATGGCGGGAAAATCCGATGTTACTGTTTGGCTGTGACTGTTTACATGAAATGCGGGGTGGGTACTGCCCCCAACACCGTGAGACCGTATATTCTCTGTGCCTCCTTTATATCTCTGGGTGCATTGTAGTTCTTGTCTATGGTTTGAGCGGTTGAAAGTCCCTGTAATAGTATAGTGGTCCAAATCACCCTGAAATCTTTGTATGTTGCACATAACTAGCGTATTAAACACGCAGTCACCATCAGCATATCCAAAATCATCTAATTTAATCCAAAATGGAACATAACTATTGTCCTTCTCGTACCCATTCCATGTTGTCCCTGTGCCCGCCTTCAATGGATTATATCCAAATGGCAAAGCCGTGGAACCTGGCAAGTCGGAGGCAGCGCCATCCGCGCCTATGTATCCAACGGTCACTAACATATCACCAACCAAAACTTGCTGGTGAATATCGTAGGAGGTTAAGTTACCTCCTAGCTGGTATTTTAACATGTGCCCTTGGAGTTTGTCTTCGTTTGTATTGGTTTCCCAGGATGCCACAGTTTTAGGTATCCTATACATCCAAGACTTGAACATTGTCATATCGCCTGAGTTGTTGTGCCAGTTTGGGTAAGTACCCCAAGTACCGCCTGAAAACCCTCGGTCATTTAAAGCATGCCCGTACTCGAAATCCATGTCGGCGCCCTCAACTAAACTTTTAGGTAGTATACAATGTTTATTGTATCTTACAAAACCAAAGTTCTTTACGAATGAAGCTATGTCACCAAGACCCCATCCAGTAGCTCCAGTAAGTCCAGTATTCCCGAGAATATTAGTACCTGTAACGTCAGCATGTTCGTCTTCCAAATCGTCTATATCCGAAGAATTTGTGGCTGCAGCCAATGTATTTGCATCAATACCTCCCGACACAACCCCAATATCAAATCGGGCTTTAGCCATTTTTGTCTCTGAACTGAGGAGTCTACCTTCATGGTTGCCAGGAGCATTTGTTGTTGTGCCCATAACTGTTGGTACTAAATTCTCATAGGCTGTTGAGTTCGTATCATCGAGTCTAGCTTTTTGTGTATCAGCGGTGGATGCTGCATTTGAAGCTGCGGTAGCTACCGTATCTAATTGGGACTGAGTTGTAAACGGGTTTGATGCGCTGGGTAATACCGAGAACACAACAGCTTGCCTCTCGTGTAGAGTTAATTCTGCGCTACGCAAGAATGGACGAACGTCCAATATATCGGTAGTTAGAATATTAGGTGTTACTGTCTCCGATGCCTCAACCCAAACGTAACAGATTGGGATTCCAAAAAACACAAAATCATTTTGTGTGCTGTTGGCGTCAGTAGTATTTCTCTCTACCACGGACGCTATAGTCTCTGCATCTGTAAGTTTTGGTAAAAATCGATTAAAGATATCATCAGCTGGGACTGCGCCCCATTCTGGGGACGGTGTTTCCCCATTTAATCCCATTCCATTAGTAGGGACATTAGAGCCAGCCATAGGAGAAATTTCACCCTTAGTAACCGAGCCGTCAGCCCATCGTGCGCCATAAGGGTCTACTAATCCAGCACCTTTTATAACCCCTAATTTAGGTTCTAACTGACCTGTGTGTGTCTTCTCATCAACATCTAAAGATGGGTATCCTTGAAGATAAACTAAATCCAATCTCCCCAATGGAGTATTACCAGGGCTATTAAAATCATTTACATCAAATGGGTCAATATCAATTGACGTTGCACTAAGAAGTCTAACGGGACTAAATCTGCCAACCCCATCCGTCTCATCCAAATCATCGTTCGGGTCTGGGTAGTTTGTGCCAGGAACCGCCATTTCATCAATACCAGTCTTTCTCGTGGAAGGGGCTGACATTCTCGCTAGGAACGTTCCTGCGTTAACAAATACTTTCCCTTCAGCCCCAGAGATACCTGGCTTGGAGGAAGGCGCGAACATATCAATACTTTGACCTGAACCTCCAGAAGGGAGGTTTCCGATTAAAACTCGTAACTCATCAATCTGTGTTTCCAAATCAACATCATTATTTAACAAATCTTGAATTGGTAAATTATCAACCTCATAGTAATATGGGTCATTTGGGAGATATAGTCTAACGTTCTTATTAATACTCATAACTAGAATTCAATTGTCCACCGAAACACCAAAATAAATGATGACGTCTTATCTATAGCAGAGAAGGTCTTATATGCACAAAGCACCGAATTTTCCGTGGCAGCCTTCTTAGGATTAACGCTGTAAATACCTATCTCAGTAAGTCCAGATACATTAGCAGTCTCCTCATCAACAACAAGCTGCCACTGCATGCGCCTGTCGTCAACTTTATTAACGTACTGAGAAGGGATAGCACCGAAAGTTTGGTCAACAGCGACAGCGGAGCCGCCAGCATTATCCCCAACATCTGCGGTTACCTTTGTAAAGTTTGAACTATCTCCGTAATTTGCAGTAGATAACGGGGAAGCTAAATTTTCTGTGGTAACAGCAACAGAAGCTGCGCCAGTCCCCAAACAAAATCTTAATATTTGGTAGTCTTCTAAATCGTCAGTTTTCTCAGCTGAGAAAAGAGAGGCTACGGTGAACCCCATACCATTAACAACGATATTTTTGTCCGAGTGTACAAGTTCAGATGTTCCGTTTTTATACAGCTTAAAAATCTCCAGCCATCCTTGGCAAGAGTGAGTATCATTAAAATTTGTTTTTTTCATTAGAATTCAAGCTCCCAAATTATTTTTACGTGGTCTACTGCAGCAGGGTCTGATATTGTCAGAGGGTCCAACAATACTTTCTTTGCAAAAAGTCTAAATTCAGGATTAGATTCTTTATCTCCTATTTTATATATCCCTGTATGAGGAGAATGCGATTTGCCTGCACTCTTAACAGTAATTCTGTTGTCCGCATTGCTGAGACTACCTCCCCAGTGAAATTGAACTCCTGTATTCCCGACCAAATCCTCGGGGTTTGAGCCTCCAGGTCCAGTATATTCCCCATCTACATGTATCTGTAAATATTTATTCTGTACGTGAGATACCGCATCGAAACTACGGGAAAGTCTCCCTACCTCCTCAGGCGTCAAAGCTGTGTTCCACACACCTATCTGAGTAGTCCCAAATTCCTGACCTGCAGTACCCCCAGAAATGGCGCTATGCCTACATATTCTAGGTCCGTACGCTGGACATATTCTATGGTAGGTTGCTGTTGGTTGGCGGTCTGTGAATGGTTGAAAATACTCAGACGCAGAAAGCTCGCCATCAACATACAATTTTACTAGATTAGTATTAATATCGTATGTGGCAGCAAGATGATACCATCTACTAGGCATAATCCTATCAAGTCCACCCATATGACCATAAGCGTATAGTATTTGAGAGCCTGAACCAACGCCATCGTGGGAGTTCCTCCCTAATAATAGTTCGGGTATTCCTTGCGAGCCTAATCTAAGCTCCCACCCAGTCCATACATAAGGAACTTTATATGGTGGGTCCTTATCCGAACCATTGGTGAGTCTATTACTATATATTGATGGGTATGAACTTTTTTCTGGTCGCAAGTTCCCGTCTGAATTTGTCTTATCCCCATCTGCATCCCAGTAAAACCACGCAGATAATGAATGGCTCTTCCCTTCAAATGTATCTAAGAACTTGGTCATGCCCATAGTTCCAGATAAAACAGCATCTGCTATCAAAGCGTGAGCCGAATCCGCATCCAGGGTGTGGGAATCTAAAATAGAGTAATTAGTTCCTGATACAAAAAATGGTGGCTGCCCAAACTCATCACCTTTTTGTTTCTTGCAGCTCTCCCCATAATCCACCGTCCACAAACCAAGAGTTGAAATACCACCTGCCGTAGAAGATAAGTACATAAAATCATCAGTGGGGATTTTTAAAATATATGCTACTTTATTGGCGGCACTAGAGGATGCGATAAACCCAGCCGATGCATCAGTCTCTATGTATGCTGACCTACTTCCAGAAGCTTCTAATATGAATCCCTCCGAAGTAATAACACCTATATCATTCAACGTACTAGCATATGCTGTATTGGGGACTTTTGATGCATCTGAGGGTAAATACGCCCCTTGCTGAATAAAAGGCTCTAAATGTATTTCCTCTACCGATGGCGTGCAAAATTCAATACCATTTCTAAAATGCCCGAATTCTCCTGGGGAGTCCTCCTCCCTCAACGGCTCAATAGAAATATCTTCCACGTCCGCGTTAGAGGGCAGGAACTTTGCTGTATTATACGCATCTTTAGTTGTGTTCCTGTAAAATCTTGGATTCAAGAAATGTAGGTTAGTCGAGTCTGTCGCGTGTAGGGTACTACCACCGTCTACAAGGCAGCACATCATAATGTACCAATCCGAAATATCCACTTCCGATAGTGGTGTGCCTGGAGCATCCAAGTCAATAGTTCTAGACAAAAACTGACCCCAGTCAGCCTGTCCAGACGCGGGGGGGACTACCTCATCTGTAGATAAGAAGGTTTCGCGGTTTCCTGAAGGGTCAAAATTATCACTCAAACTCCACAGGCTTCCTCGATATCTGTATGCTGTGTGCGTTCTAGGGTTTACGAGGTGTGTGCTTACATAAGATGTTGGTGCATCAGCCCCAGCTTCATGGGTCATATTAAAAGCAAATTTCAATGTCTCTTTATACGACTCTGAATCTAACCCCAAATCAACCAATTTAGCACTAGAAATAAAAGCTAATTGTATGTTGGCTTGATTTGCTTGGTTTGTACCTAGATGCCACTCTATAAAATCACTCGACGTGGATGTATGAAAAGCACTTTGTCCATATCTAATTCCAACTTTTGGAATATCATCTCCACCTGTTCTATAGTTAACGCCAAGAAGACTAGAACCACCTACAGCTCCAAATGGAATCTTGTGAGTATTAAATGTCTCACTTGTTGTATATTTGTTGTGAGCGTGATTTATATTTTTTGTGTGAGCTGAAAAAGCTCTATCACATAATGTAAGTGCTTCACACGCCACTGAATGCGCAGAAGCAGACTCGATAGTAGTACCAGTAGTATTATAGCCCCATTCCGAATGCAGATGAAATAGACTTTCATCATTAATTCCTTTATATTCCAAAGGCATTCTGCGAACACCCTCACCAATATTAGCAATATTATTGACGTTGGATGTACCTTGTGCAAGCCTATGACTGCTAGTTAGATTATCACTTCTCAGCCAATATTGACTATTCCAATTATAGTACCGTCTTTGTTCCCAATTCAATGGTGGTGCTGGTCCCCTAAAATCTACATTTCTAAAATACGTTTCTGGGTAAGTGCCAGGGTTTGGGTTTCCTCGATACCCAACAGCATCAACATATTTTATTACTACTTTGTACGTATCAGTTCCATTTGAGGGGTGGGGTAAAATACCAAACGCTTCTAATGTAGAAGAATCAAATGGTATTGCCACTTCTGGATTTTGTACCCATGTGTTTAACTCGAAATCAGTATTTACACGGTACCTGTACTTAGTGTCACTGCCAGCTGAACCTACCCAGAGCGAGTTTACAAAATCCCATTTAGCGTAAGCATTAGTATTCCAGTCATATACGTATATATTAAAATATACACTAGGATTTGTGGGGGTTCCAGCGTCTATCCATTTCGCAAAAGTTCTAGCTGAAAATCTGTAAGTTTTATCTTTTTGTGGGGTTACTGAGTCTGTGATGCTGGTCACGGTGGATATTTTGGCTCCTTGATTAGTTCCAGAAACCAATTCATTTGCAAATCCATGCTCCACATCGTAAACATAATCCACATTGCCTCCTCCAGCATACCAATGACTGAAATTAAAGTCGGCGCACCCTAAATCTGGAATGGAGCTGTCAGCCTCCCACTCTAATAAATTGAAATTATTTCTGTCCGCGCAAGAAGATATATAAATAAGTTGACTATATGAGTTTTTCGCGGTTACATTTCTTCCTGCTCTCAAACTACCAACTATGTCATATACTTTAAAGGGGTTTATACCAGTAAAAGACTGACCTATAGTATTGTATCTTTGGAAGGGTGTTCCTGGGTAATCGTTGTCGGTGCTAGTGAGGCGCAAAGCTCCGTGAGAGGGGTCACTGTCATTTATGTCGGAGAGAAACATATTAGATTCTTCATTGAAATCAATGTATTCCCACCCTTTTAATGGTCCAAAATCAACAGCCTTCAGTCGGTAGGAAGCGAAATCCCCTCCAGCAGTTCCATTCGCCCTGATATACAAAGTATACAGGGTGCTTCCTGGGGAGTCGCCAGTCAAAAGAATAATCCTCGATAAGAACTCCCATCCCCGATAAGACTTTATGTCAACCAACCACGGACTCCCAACAGAGCCCCACTCACCCTGTATCAACCCTTGGGGTGCGCTAGATTGAAATGCATACCACTCTTCTCCATTAGAGGTGGTTCTACTTACGCTAACCTCTAAACCAGCTCCTTCTCCACTCAAAGCAAATTGGTGAGGTGTGTAGCCTGAGTTTGATACGTAATTTCTCGCCTCTAGAGTAACATTGAGAGCTCTTACTTTTTTAGGGAAACACTTATTATCGTAACAAGGACCTCCCATAATAGCAGGGTCACAAAGAGGGTCGTTGAACTCCTCTCCTAAGTAAACTGATTGACTGATATATGCAGCGGCGTCACTCTCATCTGTAGCAGATGACCGTATCTCAAGAACATCTAATCCACTATCATTAGCGATAGCAACTGACCCCTCCGCACTTGCGGAGTATGGTGTAGTACTAGATGTTTTGGGTGAATGCCAATTCCAACCGTGGATATCTCTAAGACCTAATTTGAGTGCGTCTGCTTGATTTCCTGCCTGTAAAAATGGAGTGCTATACTGAAATCTAGAATTATCTAAAAGTGTATTTCGAAGGTTAAAATATGGGTTTACGAGAATATCATCTTCCGCATCGTACAATACGACCTCCTTAAGAACAACATCCCCAAACTCCTCGCTCACAGTTGGGACAACAACCTCTAACCCATATTCCGTATAACTTGTAGGAACCCAAAATGAGTCTGTTGGGAAGTCGTTTATTTGAACATCAAGTTCCCGCTTGGTGCTTGTTATCTCATCGAAAGTTAGTGTTTTTGTTTTTCGTGCAGTTGTAAATCTACCAGAATCGAAATCATAGTATTGTAAGGATTCCCCTTTACTACGACCCCTATACAGAGCCACCTCTACTGGTAATGACCCATTCCCTACTACTTGTAGTTTGTGGAGTTTACCGAGTTCAAGACTGCCAAAATCTTGATACATTGTCGCATGGCTAGCATATGACCCTTGCTGAGAATACTCTTCCATCCTGTCGAAATGTAGCCCATCTTCATCTTTATAGACAAATATCTCACCCACAGAAGAAAGAGTCCAATCCTCCATGTGGTTTTCCATGACATCTGTAATTGGCTTTAAGCTTATTTGGTCCACATACAGAACCTGACCTTGATTCGTTGTTTTACCGAAACTTAAGTATGCGATATTTCTTCTGTCTCCACGCTGGATAAATTTATACTTCTTCCAATTTTTAGATATGGTTACGTTTGCATTGGAGTAAGGGACGGTATAATCCCATACGCCAGTTCCAGGGGTGGGGTTTCCTAGGTCATCGGATTCCCATCTTTTACTACTTAAGGAGATTTCCGCTCTATCACCAAGAGGAGGTGGGGCGCTTCCGAAGTGAGGAACTGAATCTGTACCGTCGGTTCTAGCCCAAAACTCCACTACATATATTTTTCCCCAGTGGAACCATTGTGAATCAACATAAGCGGGGTCATCCTGAGGTATATCATACTCTGAACCATTAGGGGTGGG